CGCTCCAGCACCCTGATACAAAAGATCCAATATGTTGATCACTCTAGATGTGGAGCCAACATCAGCTCCTCCAACAGTTGGATCGAAGCCCCACTGAGCCACATCACTCGCTATCAATCCATTTGACTGCAAAGTAGCCGAAAGCGACCAAGGAGCCAAATAACCAACACAAAATCCGCTCGGACCAGCAGTAACATTGATTGTGTTTTGAACGCGGAACAATGAGGTGGGTATAGGATATATATTAGGTATTCTAGACTGCGAGTCGTCAAAAGGATCTACCAATGACCTCAAATAACCAATTTCTGAAGTGTTAAGTGAATTGGTTATTGCTGGCGGTTTTAACGAACTGCCACCAAAACGATTCATACTAGCGATCTGATTTGTTTTCATAGCCCTCAATTCATTTTGCGCATCAGCCTGAACTGGTTGCACATGCATAAATGGGACCATCGATCCTACCTTCCCAAATGAATTTCCCGTCATCTCAGATTGAGTATATTGTTTGTTTACACCTTGTCGGTTGGGTCTCAATCTGATCCCACGAACACGTCTAGTGACCCCAGCCAGACCTGTGGCACCCAGCCGAAGTCGCTTTAACGCATTTCTCCTGGCATTTCTGCCCACATTCTTACCAATATTTTTATTGGCCAGTTTTATATTTTTCTGTCTTAAAGTTTGATTCATCAATTTACTTATTTTATACCACAATACGGTGTGCCTGCAGGTCATCTTGGTGCCGAACAATATTCTAACTGGCACGTCAACTGCATCACCAATGCTGTTCAATTCAGCATAAGCACCAAACATGGCCGCCATCTTAAAACGACACACACCGTAAATCCTGGCTAGCGAGTCTAACAAGTGCAAACCATCCAACTCTGTTGATTTCGTCATCGATATACTACCTAACATCTGTCTAGCTTTCAACAACAACTTGTTTATCGTCCCCGCTCCCATCCTTATCCTGGACATGCAAATTTCCTGCAAAAAGGGCAGTCTCGATGCCCACATTGCATCGGACAAGCCACACAATGTGGCATGTTGTTTTG